GCTTGGTTCTTTTGAACGCTACCAAAAGATTTAACAACAGCTTCGAATGCACCTACAAAGTCTGCTTCCGAGATAGAAGGTTCAGCCGATTTCTTTACTTCGTCTTTTTCCTCTTTATCTTCAGCTTTCTTTTTAGGTTTGTCTTTGCCCTTGTCTTTACCTTTAGCATCTTTGTCGTCTTCTTCCTTTTCAGGCTTCTCAGACTTTTCAACCTCTTCTCCTTTTTCAGGATCAGCTTCCGGCTTAGGTTCTTCTTCAACCTTTTCACCTTCTTTTTCAGGTTGCTCTTCTTTAGGCTCCTCAGCAGGTTCTTCAGTCTCTTCGACTTTCTCCTCTTCCTTCGGTTCCTCTTTCGGCTCTTCTGCTGGATCTTGAACAGCTTCAGCGTTTTCTAAGCCTTCTGACTTTTCTACAGGCTCTTCAGTAAGCTTGTCTAAGTCTTCTGTTAACTTTTGAAATGATAATTTATTTTCTTCAGCCAATTTATTCAGTCCTTTCTATTTATTCTCTTGGATCAACTTATCGATTGCTGCAACAGCTTCTACTCGTGACATACCTTTTGAAAGTTGAAGGAACATAACTGCAGCTTCCGGAGAATACCGTCCCATTGAATCTAGGTACGTACCAACGTCCTTAAAGATGCGATTTAGTTCTTTCGGGTCACCGATATGCTTGTAAGCGTAAGACAAGTTATGTAAGCTTCGTGCAAACGACTCTGTACGTAGAGCAGCTGCGTCTGTTTGGGTCTCAGGAGTAATACCGAAACCAGTTAGGAAACTCTTCATAAAAGGATCCCAAACTGCATTAGGATTAGCAGGGTTTGTGGTCACGGCTACGTTTGTGATATAAGTGCTCTTGATAATTCGAGGGTCACTTTTATCTCGTGCCTTTGCGTACCCTTCAATCGAGAACCCTATCTTACGAGAAATACCGGACTTTGCGATATTGTTAGCTAAATCCCAAATACTTTTAGCGTATGGATTACCTTTATACAGTTTGGCCTCTACGTATAATCCAACATTCGGATCAACATGAGTGCCTTCTGTAGGTGCTCCAATAATATAATCGTTCCCTTGGTGATGTTCGTAGTTGATATAGCCTCTCTCAACGAAGTGCGAGATGTCAATACCACTAGGATCTACGATGTCTTCTTGTAAGTCTAAGTCAGGAGTAGTTGCGTAACCTCGAAGGTACCAAGCCTTCTCCGTTTCGTTCTCATTACTCTTTTTAATAGACTCTTCTAAATCAATAGGAACAAACAGATCGATTTTACCATCTACTGTGCTCAGAGGATTCACCCCTCTCTTTATTATATCATAGTCTGTAACCGCACCTGTTGGGGCGGACAAGGCTTTACGTATAATATAACACAAACATTAGTTTGTCTTTAAAATACAGACTAGGAAGTTATACTTCCCAGTCATTAATCGGTTTTCCGTCGTCCTTTTTACCGCCTTGCGGAGTAGAGTTCGTGTTGTTAGAGCCTTTTAATTGCCCGTCCTTGCCGACTTGCTTATTGTGGGTACCTTTACCATTCACATTATCTAAGTCACCGTTATAGCCCGTCTGTTGCGCTACAAACTGACTCATCTCCATCTGCTGCTGTACCTTCATCTGCTCTTCTTGTAGGAGTTGGCCTAAACGTTGAACATGGACACCCGCTAATGTTACGTCCCCACCTTCTACTTCTGGGTAACCTAGCTCAGCACGTACATCATTAATTGTAAGACCGATTTTTGCTTTCGCTTCTAGGATATTGATAATCTCTAGTTCTGTCTTACTATCCCCCCCGATAAAGTTAAACACATACTTATCTCCAAATTGAGAAACGATGTATTTGTTGATTGCATCTTCGATAAACTTTAATAGAGGCTCTAATCCTTTATCCTTCGAGTTACGGTACTTCTCAGATGAGCTACCTTCATTTAAGGTATTTCCTGAGTTACCTGTTGCACCGCCACGGTTAGGGAAGTTAATTTCGGATGGATCAATAGAGAAGATTGAGCTGATTACATTGATAAGGTAGTTCAACCATTTCTCGAATTCCATGTCCTTAGAGGATTGTGTCATATTTACAAACTTAACATCCTCAGCGGTAATAACCGGAATCTTCCAGGCACCGTTTAAACCACTGAACATACTTGTCCATTCTCTACGGAACGATTGTAATGCCTGGTTCGATTGCTCTTGCCCTGTTTTAATATGAAGCAAGCCGCGTGTTGTTCCACCTTGAGCAAAGAAACGAGCATTAAACTGTTCTGTGTTCTCATGGTATTGAAGATGGTTTAACGCAATCTCCAACTCTGGGTAACCATATCGGCCGACTGTAATATCGGTACGAGGGTTATGTACTTCCCAGGCTAGTTCGTTTGCTTTAAACTCAGCTACCTTTTGTTTCTCGATAATCTGCACATACTTTGTCGCATTTTTGCCTTTAGGTTCTTTTCCTTTGCTATCTACAGCTACATAGATCGTAGAGGCGTCTACTGCTTTAAAGTGGTTTAGTTTACCTTGCTTATCATAGATTAATTCGAAATTGATTTTGTCATAGGTTAAGCGATCACGTACTAGCTTCTTTACAAACGAAGTAAAATTATCCCGTGTAAAGTTGTCTGTATCTTTCCCTGTATGTGCTAAGAAGCTTTCGATGCGCTTAATTGTTGCTTTGTCGTGTGTACTCTCTTCCTCTAAAGGATCCTTTAAACGTACTTCATAACCTACACCCTTCTCGTTGTAACGAGCTGGTGTACAGAACATGGATACCTGGTTTACACGCGTGTTGATAATAGCATTCAGGATAATGTTTCGTCTTGACCATTCTTTTAGAGTGTTAAGTAGGTTATTCGTTCCGGAGATAGATGGAGCTTCTTTGTAGTCTGGATTCATTGAGAACCCGCTAATTAATGGTTCTTCATATGCTTTAGCTCTTGCTGTTCCGTTCTTGCTCTTCTGGATTACCTCGTCTTCTAATTGTCTAATTGCAATCGAAACGTGGTCATTTATACTAATGGTCTGGTCTTGGGAGTTATTAGAGCCACCCCAAGGGAGCCAGTCTTTAAAACCCATGTGTCATCACTTCCTCTATTCAAATGTTTCCGTTGCAATTGTATAATGGGTATCACCTAAAATATAAGTGTGTGTTTGAATGTGGTCAGCGTATCGGAATACCTTTCGACTGTTTAGTACGTTAGCATATGTATCGGTTGTTAGCTTGTCTCCGTCTAGTAAGAGAACGGTCTCTTCTGTTAGAAGGTCAATGATTAACCGTTTGGAGCCATTAACGGTCGAATAGACGAATACGTTCTGGCCGCCCAGCTCTCGATAACATACAGCTACTTCTAGCCAGTTTGAGTTTCCGACAATCTGTTTGGCTTCTCGCCATTTTTCGTCTTGGTTAAATGAGGACATAATTAGCCTCCTTTATATAATATAGCAAGTAAGTGTCTATCTCTATTATATCATGGGTTGAGTAAGGTTTAGGGGTTGTGTACGAAGACGTAAAAAAGACCACCGGTTTCCGATCCGATGGTCTAAAAAAGGAGAAAAAATGAAAGAATGGAAAACTATTAGGTATCCCAGGTAGGATTCGAACCTACGATGTGCCGGGCAATTCCAGCGCTCTACCAACTGAGCTCATCTAGGATAAAAGGTACCTATAAGCCGTCACGCCTACAGATAATCAAGTTCCTTCGGTAGTCAGCCAAAGGACAGAAAAGGATGGTCATCAAAAATGAAAAGAGTAAGAAAACTATGCCAGAAGTGAATATTCACTTCCTAAAAGGCCCTAGCTGAATCTGCACGAAACCACAGTGAATGTAGGTTTTAATAAAACCGTTTTTAGGGCGCTTTAGGAAATGAGTATTTTAATTGGTGGAGGTTTAACCGACCTACCTCCAAAGGGTGTATTTTACCATTGACTAGTATAGTTCAGGATATACACATCCCCACTAGGCTGTTAGTTCCTCTTTTACGCCTCATTTAACTGTGAGCCTCGCTATCACAGCACCTATGGTCTTCGTCTTTTAAGCCTAGAACACCAGTAAGGCATGGTTGGTACCTCGGGCAGGGCTCGAACCTGCGACTACAGCCTCCTAGCTTGCGCATCATCGGACACTAATTCTACCAACTGAATTACCGAGGTATAGCGACCTTCCGGTTATGAGCCGGATGCTCTAACCAACTGAGCTATGGAGCATTAATGTGCACCCACCCTCATACCAAGAACCAAGATGGGTAGTAGTCCCCTCAACACACTTCGTCATCGGGTGTATCGCCCTACAGTGTGTAACGTCTTGGGGCTATATGGTAGTCCGTTTTCAATCCAACTTCGACCGAGATACATGCGGTACGGACGGTAATTACTGGTTAGCATTTTAAGACTGTTTCCTAGTCTACCTGTCAAACCTACTAAGTAACTTGCGTAGGAACGTAAGCCTTCGAGTTGAAAGGTAATCGGCGACTGAGTGCTTTAAGCTCTGTCATAATAAATGGCTGGGATAACTGGTCTCGAACCAGTGACCTCCTGAGTAACAATCAGGCGTTCTACCAACTGAACTATATCCCAATGTGGTGGAGGTGGTGGGACTCGAACCCACAGAGCAAAGGAAGCCTTCCCTTCCCTAACGACCGTCAAGGTGCTCATCTCCTTAGTGCGTTTGCCAATTCCGCCACACCTCACATAATAAAATGGAAAGCGCAAGCTATCGGGTAATAGTTGCGCTGCTGTATGTGTGAATAAAATAATAGACCCACTTAGAAGGAAAAAAGGGGAGGGAAAAACCTCCTAAGTGGCTTTACTATTATTTTACCCACTTTAGACCACGATTAAACCTGTTCGAGAAAATTAATTAGGAAGAGTTAGGTTCGGGTTTCTAACTCTATAATTTATTATAACATACTTTCTATCTTGATACAAGCCTAGAGACTAAACTTTTTCACTTTTTTTTTATTTTGATCTTGAAGGAGGTAAATACCTTAATGGAAATTTTTAACACCGTATTTTAATCCCTTGGGAGAGTAAGAGGGAAGACACTTTTACTTGAAAGCTTGTCGTATTAAATTTTATCTCCTCTGTATTATATATTTATTATTAATTACTTTATATATTATATATTCTTTATAAGTATATTAAATATAATAATACGGAAAAGTTAAGTGATATAATACGACAAGGAATTCTTCAAATAGCTCTTAAACCCTTGATATGACTAGGATTAAAATACGACAAGGGTTATTTACCTTGTTCAAGAATGGGAATTGTAAGGGTAACTCTATCAAGGGAATAACCGTTTAAGGTGTCTAATAGCCTCTTCAAGACGTTTTATATGGTTTTGAATACTAAGACTAGGGTTAGAGGGTAAAACAAGCATATAAAGGGATTTTAATGGTCATAGAGATAGAAGATCTTACTCTTGAATCAAAGGTAAATGTTTTAACTAGTTTATTCCATTTTCTTCCACCATATTATATTTTAACGTTTCCCTTTAACTATATTTAATATTATTTATAATACTATATATATATATATATACTTAATAGATATTAATAAATATATAATACAGAGAGGTTAAAAAGATAATATGACAACTTTCAAGAGTAAAGTCCCTTAATCCCTTGATATGACTGAGTTTAAAATACGACATCCATGTTCTTCAATTGGTTACTGTTATATTATTCAGGAACTAATTAAAGAACGGAGGTTACATAATATGTCAAATTTATTCAGGGATAATATTTATAATGAATTTCCTGATCCGAATAAACAGATTGAAGAGCTAGGAGAGCAAGTGGATAACGTGGTAGATCAAGCTAGCAACGCAGCCAGTGACCTAGCTCAACGTGCAGTTAACATCCTATACCCGCCCCCGCCTTTAGTAGCTCCAAAAGGAGACGGGGTGACAGATGACCGGCTAGCTATCCAAGCGATTATCGATAGTGGTGTAGCTGCTATATACGTTCCAGACCGTACATTTCTAGTCTCTCATAATGGTCAGACATACGCAGGCAAGGGTACAGGGGTAGGTTTAAAGCTACGATCTAACCTAAGAATTTACGGGGTTGGGACTATCAAATATAAAGGTGGTCAAGCAGGTAACCTAGCCGTTATGGCTAGCATTACCGACACTATTGAGAACTGTCATATCGAGGGTATTACTATAGACGGGAACAAAGCTAATCTCAATGCAGGAGCTAGCGTTTCTAATGCAGTAATGTTCGGTGCTAAGAACTGCTCCTATATTAACGTGAAGTCTATTGATGCGTCTTACTGCGGTTTAATGTTTCGAGGTGCAGGGACTGAAAACAATATTATCGAACGTTGTAATGTGACCAACTCAAGCTATATCGGTATTCAATGTCAGAATCACAACATTGTTAAAATTCTCCATAATACAGTCAGAGATAGCGGAGATAACGGTATTGACATCGAAGGTAACGATTCCGCAGGCGGACTACTCAACCGAGGTTATGGTAAGCAGATTATCGTACAAGGTAACGTTATAAACAATGCTAACTCGGGAATATTCGTCGAGAGCGCAGGTGAAGTTATTGTAAACTCTAACCATGTCTATAATACAAACGTAGGGGCCTTTATCAACCGTATTAACTCAGGCAGTTATATGAATGGTATCACAAGTAATCACTTCATTAATATGCCTTGGCAATCAGGAGTAGCTTACAAAGTAGGGGACAGGATTGTAACCGGAAGCAAGCTGTATGAGTGTACCGTGGCTGGTACAGCTTCTGTAGCTCCTTCTCATACGTCTGGAACAGCCTCAGATGGTACCCTGACATGGAAATGGCTACGAACGTTCCCGAGTAACTATGGTATGCGTTTTAATAACAACGTAGGGGACGGTCAAGTAGTAGGTAATCAAATTCGTGGGTTCCTCTATGGTGTTCGTTGTGTAAGTGCTGCGTCTTACCTAACCTTCGACGCTAACTACTTCAGTGACATTGAGAAATACTTGTTTGCACCTGCTACCGCAGCCAACTCCTTTATTAAGTCACAGATAGGGGTTAACTACTACAGAGGTTCCCAAACCGGCGGTTTCCCTAAAACAATGGCCCCCACTACAGAATCCCCTAGCTATTCAAGTCGAGTGCTAAACGTAGGTATAAAGCCTGTTATTAGCCTAGAGACTAACGCTGTTTTACGAGATACTTTCTATTACAAAACAGGTAACACGGATAGTACTCGGAGCGGTTGGGGTGGGGCATACGCTATCTTCAATAGTGGGGAGACAAAAGTATATATCCCAGGAGCGGGTCTTGTAGTAGGGGAGTACATTAAAATTAACGGCACCTTTTACTATGTACAAGCTAACAGCTCTAGTGAAATCACGATCAGAACTGCCGATACTAAAGTAGCCGGAGACTTCACAGCTACCGTTAATGGCAACTATTCGGTTCAAGTATACTCCGCAGGTGAATATACTGCATTAATAACTGATTGACCTATCTTGAGACACCCTAACCGGTGTCTTTTTTTTTGTTTACATATCTTGTTGACTTATAGCCAATACTATGGTAAGATGAAATCACATCAAATAAAACAATATTAAAGGAGATAATAAAAAAATGACAAACACACCTAAGAAATTAAAAAAATACAGACTAGATGCAGGGTATACAATTTACAGCTTAGCTGATCGAGTAGGTGTTCATTACTCTTCAGTTAGTGGTTGGGAAAATGGAAGAAAGAAACCTCGTATGGATAAGGTAGATGTTCTTGAGGACTTATTCGGTCATAGTCACCGTGAGTTATTTGCGGATATGAGTGAAGAAGAGATCAAAGAAGTGGAAGAAAGAATGCGCCAGAATCAATTTAAAAAAGTGGAGGATTAAAATATGACAAAAGAAATTATTAACGTTGGTTTATATGGAGGTAAAAGCATTTTCGGGGGCCGTGAAGCCCCCCTTGAAGCCTCTATCGTCTCTTGTGATGAGCACCACGAATGCTCGTTCTTTAAAGAAGGTACATGCCTAATGGTTAGATCCGCATTCAGTAGAGGCTGTAACTATGGCTCTAGACAAACTGTTAAAGGTTATACAAGCCGAGCAAAGAAGTATCATCAGTTTAAAAACGAATGGGAAGGTCACGAACAGTATAATAAACTTAATCACCCACCAGAGAAGCTGGGAATTATTGCAGATACTATTTACTTCCCTTACTCTTTTATTCAAATTAATGAAGACCTATCAATCGAAGGGCCGTCTTTCGGAGGGACAAGAGCTGTTTATATTCCTAGAAGCTTATTCACAACTGACTTGATTAAACGTATTTGTACATTCAGACCGCAGGCGATTATGGGTGGAGAAATTACAGACTACCAAAAGAAGGTTGTTCCTTTATTTTTGTCACATTTAAAAGAAGTACTCCCGGCTCGCTATAAAGCGTTTAAAGAGGACTACCCTGAGCTAGTCGGTGAGATTAACTACGTCGGGCGTAAGGCAATTCTAAAGACTCTCAAACCGTCTAAAGTTAACTATATAAGTAAGAGCTACTCCGAGCTTAATCAAGAATGGTATTGGGATGGGGAACTTCTACACTATCAGAAGGGTTATGTTAGTAACTTAAATATGACAAACGATTATGAAGTAGAGCAGTTCGTTATTCGTCCGTCGGACAAGTCAACGGTAAAAATCACAAATAATGACCAGGTACAGGACTCTACGGTATTCCTGGATTAAGGAGGACTATATGACATATAACGAGTACATTCATAACTTGACGCATTTAAATATAGCCTACACCCAATCAGTGTTAGAGCTATGGGGATTTAAAATTACATACTAGAATCTACATACATAAAAAAAGGCCACCCGATTAAGGTGGTCTTTCTTATTCTGTAATCTTTGCAGACTCGATCAAACGAGGGTTTAAATATGTTGGAGCACCTGCTAAATCAGCTGCAGCGAACCCCTTTACCAATCCACCACGAGTCCCTAGGATACAGCTATAGATATAGGACTTCGGATCATCTGGAACCCCAAAACTGTTTAACTCCGAGGGATCCATAAAATACTTAGCGCCGCTTTGCATTGTCAACTCAATTGTCATATGCCATTCATCCTTTCTTATTTACCACCTAATAAACCGAAGATGTATGTAATCAAACCACCTAAGAAAGCCATTAATGCGTTCTCTAGAAGAGCTCGTTGCTTATCGTTGGTCTTTACACCTTTTGCTTCCAGAAGTTCGATTTCTTTTTGGAGATGCTCAATACGGAAATATAGATGGGATTGTTTTTCTACCTGAATTGCTACTTCCTTATCAAGAGACTGTACGATATTCTTCAATTCGCTTACAATTCCCTTTAGTTCAGCAACATCAGTATTCTGGTTCTGAACCGTGTCCTCTAAACCTTTAAGTCTTTCTATAATATCGCTGTTTTGGTACGTCATTAGGCTCCCACCTCTCTTTAATTATAACAAACTACGTTTCTTTCCTTTATCGTCTAAACCTGTATCAAAGCTATCATAAAACTTCCCCAGCACACTCATACCTATCTCATCTGCAATATTCACATAATCTGACTGCGTATCGATCCTAAATGTAGCCTTCCCATGCTCTTTTAAATCCAACTCAATGAAAACATACTGATCTGCTGTCTCGTTCAAGCAGTACTTAAAATGAAAATCAATCAGTAAACCTAGATTAAGTAAGCGATGGATTGTGTATAGATGGAATACACTCCTTCCTCCGTGGACAAGCGTTCCTACTAGTTCCTTGAATTCTGACTTAATTGTACTATGGTACCTATTTTCCTTTATCATCATTTTGATTCGACAACTCCTTTCTATGATTTACGGGTATTATAGAGATGATAATAAGCGCAATAAGAAATGCATTTTTTGCAAACAAGGAGCTGTACAATGAACCACCAAACAGGACAATATCTGTTATAATGGAGATATAGGTAATCCCTAAGAACAGGGAGGACTTTAGTATCGTAAGCGGAAGCTTATGCTGTATAGCATGGTATAAGATAGCAACTGTAGTGATCGATAGATACCCTGCTAACAAGTAGAATAGAATAGTTAAACAAATAGAACAGACGAACATATACAGCCCCCTAACTTCCGATTCTCTTTATAATATAGGACTTCTGAGTGGGCATTTCCGCTTAAACCCTTATATTATAGTAAATATCCGATTGGAGGCTTGTACATGAGGAAATACAAACATATATGGATGAAGGTAATTCTAGTGGTGTTAGCCGAGACTGTAGCCATGCTCGTAAACCACGGATTCTCTACCTTCGTCCACCCGATTGAAAATACCATGAGAGCAAATGTAGTATCCGGAGCCATTCTCGCTGTTGTTGTCGTTTGGCTATATAACTACCGAGTGAAGAAAAAGAAGCAGCGACTAGAAGAAGAGCTAAAAGATTTAACAGACGTGGTACTAAAAAACATACCCGATAGTAAAGACGATAACAGGAGAGAGTAGGTGCAACAATGTTTGGACTAACAGAGCACGAAATGGAATCTTATTTAAGTAGTATGCAAGCATTTGCTATCCAGGAGGCAGCACCTTCGGTAGTTGGTGGAGCAAAGTTTATGATGCCCGCAACACAAAAAGGGGAAAAGTTAGTCCCTGATTCAACCTTCTTCAAATTGCTAGTAACCGATATCGAAACGATTATTACATTAACAGCTACATCGATGGCCTATGAGTACGCACATCTTCAGCATGAAGCTAAATTAGACGAGCATGAGATTGTAAAGCACTTACATACAAAATATGACACCAACGTACTCAACCAATTTATCAAGTACGGGCTAGTATCTACAACAGATGTGATTCCAGATATCGTAGGAACATTAGTTTTAGAGCTTCCGTACATCTACGCAGAAGTAATGGAGGATGAAGAATTCGACGAGAAGGATTTTCTAGCAGAGCGTCTAGAAGCGTACGATGAATATTTGGATACAAACTTCTATACGGAAGAACCGTTCGAAGGATTGGACGACTACGACGATGAAGATTATGACGAAGAAGAAGACCTTGAATTAGAGGAAGAAGACTTTGAAGACTAAGCAGGACATTGTAGATCAGCGTAAAAGCCTCTATCAAGATGCTGAACGCTATCACGAGTTCTTAAAAGGCGATAGGCGAGTTACAACCCCACGCGTATGTGGTGTATGTGGTCGCCCATTAGCCTCTCTAGTTCTAAATAAAAATGAGTACGTCACAATCGTTCCTCACGTCCGATTCCATTTAGACAAGGTATTCCATGTAAATATTTGTAAGGATATACTGTCGTGTTACAGAATATTAAAAAGGAAAGGTGAGCTATAACATGTCTATGGCAGATAACATTCGTAAAAAAGCAGCACAACGTAAAACTGGTGTATCGAGTGAAAGCGAAGTACGGGATATGTTCAACACGGTAGCCTCTAAGTCCCTGCTAAAGTTCCTGCAGCGGATTGACACAGGTGAAATACCAATTGACAACTACTCTGACTTTATTCGTGTGCTCGGTGCCTATAAAGAGCTTAACGGTATCTCAGAAGCGATGGAAGGTTCAGGAGGTCAATCTACTTTACCTGAGATCAACATGAAACAAGAGAAAGCGGTGGAGGATACGGTTGCGTCCGGGAAGCTAGTAGCAGATGAAGAAGGGCTGCTTAACCCGGATGATATGACCGAAGAGGACATGGCCGAGTTGCTTCGCCAACTAGACATCGCACAAAACCAAGCAAACGAGGGGTCATTCTAATGATTGTAAATCCTATTAGTGGTAAAAAGGTTTCCCACATTGCAAAACAAATGTTTGGACGTACGAACCTTACAAAAGAGGAACTAACATATGTACTAACAATGCTAAACCCTTCCTCGTACATCCTGAAGAACCACAAAGTTAAAAATCATCCTATCACCTTCCATATAAGTGGTAGAGATTCAACGAGGCAACAAGCGCACCGCCCTTGGCAGATCCAGCTCATAAACGATCAACATCCAAACAAAGCGGTGATTAAATCGCGTCAGCTCGGCTTGTCAGAGATTGGTGTAGCAGAAATGATACACTTTGCTGACTTACATAGCTACGCGGGTGTTAAATGTCTTTATACATTCCCCACAAATCGACAAATGAAGGACTTTGTTTCGACACGTATAAACCCGCTATTAGACTCAGGTTATTATGCTACTATCACAGATAAGAATATAGACTCGTTGGAGAAGAAGAAGATCAGAAATAGCTTTCTACTTTTCCGTTCATCTTCTAAAGGTGCGGCTGTAGAGGGTGTCGATATCGATTATTTATCACTGGATGAGTATGACCGTGTATCAGCTTCAGCAGAGATATCAGCTACAGAGTCTATGTCTTCGTCAAATTTCAAGATTCTTCGACGTTGGTCGACACCAACCGTTCCGAATTTCGGGATCCATGACTTGTACGATAAGTCAGACCAGCACGTTTACATGCATAAATGTGACCACTGCGGGTTAGTGCAACAGTTAGACTACGAGAAAAATATTGAATGTACGGACGAGAGTGGTGTGGACTTAATCGCACAAACTGTTAAAGATGGTACGTTTAGATTCGTCTGCCAGAAATGCGGTAAGGTACTAGATCGATGGTATAACGGAGAATGGGTAGCGATGTACCCGTCTCGTACAGCAGATGGTGGCGGAACTCGTGGATACCTAATTACTCAGATGAACGCCGTTTTCATTTCGGCAGACTTACTAAAACGTAAAGAATTAGAAGCTAAGTCTAAACAGCATTTCTATAACTACGTTTTAGGGTACCCTTACCAGGATGTAGCGTTGGCCGTTCAAGACAACGATGTTTACAACAACATCCGAGAAGATCTACCAGGCCCGTTAATGGATAGAGGAAACTATCAATTTATCGCTGTTGGTATCGATTGGGGGAACAACCACTGGATTACAGTTCGTGGATTCCGAGATAACGGTCTAGTAGATATGATCCGAATTTTCTCTGTACCTCGTGCAAGAGGTGTAGCGAATATTGAGGCGGATTTAGAACAGATTATCAACCAATTGGTACCATACAATCCAGATATCATCTGTGCGGATATCGGAGACTCTGGTAACTATGTAGATAAGTTAATCCAGTACTTTGGTCGAGGTCGTGTTTACGGAGTTAAAGTTAACCCTAACCCACGTTCCACAGGCCAGATCAGACCAAAATGGTCAGAGCAAACTTCCCAGGTAACTGTAGATAAGCTTACACAGAATAAGCATCACATTTCTGATATGAAGATGGGTCGACTAGGTTTCTATCGCAGAGATCGAAACTTGGAACTTTACACCTCTCATTGGAAAAACGTAGTTATCCGAGATGAGGAAGATGAAAAGACAAACGAAATCTACCAGATTATTACCGACAAAGGCGACGATCACTTCGCACAGTCTTCTGTGTACTCTGCCGTAGGAATGGAGCACATCTTAGAGCCGTTCATTCTACAGGAACAAGAGAACGCATTTGGCTATACCACAGTACAGAATATGATGCCACAGGCGACAGATATCTTCTCTCGTGGGTATTGAAGTAGGGGTTTATACCTCTACTTTTTCTTATGTTGACAGTAGGTTATACCTATGATATAATGGCACTAGAAAGGAGGAAATAACTTGAAAAAAGCTAAATACACATTATCCGAAGAGAACGTAAATCTTCTTACACAAAGATTAATGAAAGCGTACCAGGAAGGTACCACAGAAACAATGCTAAACGCAAACATCACGACTGACTTTATACATAAGATGACCGATGTTCATAATCTTACAGATGTAATCGACCAGAACGATAAGCTGTCTGAAGCATACAGTGGTTTCTTGTCATTATACGGATTCAACTCGATGTACGATATGTATATGTATGCTAGAGCCTGTGAAGCCCTCCCAACTCCACTAGCTAAGAGCAAAGACTATAGTAAGCTTGTGCCCGTTAAGCGTAAAGTCATGCGTAATGGTAAGCAAGTAGAAGTAACGGTGTACGAGGATCCAAACAAAGGTGGTAGCCAACCGAACGAAGGAAACACCCAAGCTAAGAACGTTCCTGCGGCCACACACGCCCACGCACGAGAGCTAAAGGGTAAAATGCACGGTAAGGACAAAAAGCTAGATACAAAGGATATAGCGAAGCTAAAACAACTAGCTACCGATCTCCCAAAAGGTACAAAGTTTAACACAGCTTCAGACTACTTATTAAAGCTTACAGACGCAAACGGACAGCTAGCAGGCGTAATCGGCTATTCTATCGAGGGTGATTATATCCGTATGGACTTTTACCGGAGTAACGGACAAGTTCCCGGTATCGCTGCACGAGGATTCTCTGAGCTTATTAAGCTAGCAATGGAGAAGCAAAAAGGTATGAAAGTATCCGATGATCCGCAAGCCAGACCGGTGTTTATCAAGTTCGGCTTAACTCAGGAAGATAGCGAGTGGTCTGTCGAATACAAAACACTAAAAGCCAATTTAGGTGAGAGCTGGGACAAGAGTGTACGATAGAATTTATGGTATAATATTGTTAGGGGTAGCATGGTACACATGGTATCTAATCGCCTTGTTTTTTATAGTGCATATCTTAACTAAACGTAAAGAAAAACAATACCAGGCAGCGCTAGAGAGCGTTGTCGAGGAACTAAAAGATATATTAATCGAGGAGGAACCTACAATGAGTAAAAACAAATTAACTTTAACAGATCTACTGACTAGAAAAGCAACAAAAGAAGAGTATGAAGAAGTTGCAAGTCTACTAATTAAACTATTCCAGAAAGCTTACGAAGATGATAAGTACTTAGTAGTTAAGTCGGATGACGAGACTAAAGATACTAATTTTATGCAGATTGTAAGTCATCCTTCGGAGTGGCCTGAGCTACATAAAGAGATATTTAGTAAGGGTATGCGTTACGGTATTGAGATGAAGGATTTACTTCCGGCATTCGTTGATAAAGTGTGCAAGGGTGAATTAATTGATCTAGGAGATAACGCTGTTGTTATTGATGATGACAATACAGGGAACCCACCTACAGGTGTATCACCTATCAACTCGGGCCTAGAAGATAGTCAATTGTCTTGCATCATTAGCTTCATTAAACTAGAGAACTTACCTGAGTGGCGCTTAAACACATTCCCTGATCCAGAAGAAGAGGAAACAAATGAGTAATCGTACCAAAGGGAAAACGTTACTCGAGTCGTTTAAGGAACAGGTAGTCAAATCCCAAAACAATAAAGCTTTGGGGAGGATGAAGACGGAACACTCTATCTTCATCCCTGCTCAGCTTATGCGAGATCAATCACAGGATACGAAGGACTTTATTCTATTCGCCAAGTTACTTCGTAAAAACACGGAGTTTAACTGTGAAGTAACAGCGGAAGAGAAACCAGCTAAGTCCTTGTCTGGTGCCGGAATCGAATTTATTTTCGAATTTAGCGAAGATACAGATTTCGATGGCATTATTAGGGAAATTGAGGCCAGGTTAGCGAACAGCTAATCCGGTCTTATATTATAATAGATTACAAATTGAGAGGGGTAATTTAATTGGCTAGTTTAGAAGGTTTACACCCATATGTAAAAGCAAAAGCAGAAGAGCTTATTGCAAATGCGAACAAACGGTTAACAGGAAACTATAAAATCATGATTACACAAGGTCTTCGTACTAAAGCAGCGCAGAATGATCTTTATGCGCAAGGGCGTACGCAGGCGCAGCTTAACGCTGTAGGTTTAAGTAATGTGAAAGCTAAACCTAGTATGCAGAAAGTAACAAATGCTCGTGGCGGATATTCAATGCATAACTACGGCTTAGCGATCGACTTTGCACTGAAGTCTACAGACGGTAAAGACGTGACTTGGGAAATGAATAAAGATTTCGATGGTGACGGAAAAGCAGACTGGATGGAAGTTGTAGAAGAAGCTAAAAAATTAGGCTTCGAATGGGGCGGAGATTGGAAGAGTTTTAAAGACTACCCTCACTTCCAAATGACTGCGGGATTAACGGACAAGCAAGTGTATAGCGGTTTAGTACCTAAGTTCCCTACTTATAAACCAGGTACAACGTCTGTAACACCGCCAGTTAACACTCCTGGAATCTATCGCAAAGGTGATTCTGGATCAGAGGTTAAGAAGTTCCAACAAGAGCTATTAACACTAGGTTACAAGCTTCCTAAGTTTGGTGCAGATGGTCAGTATGGTGACGAAATGGTTGCAGCTGTTAAAGCGTTCCAGAAAGACAACGGGTTGGCATCAGACGGAATTATCGGTAAAGACACATCTACTATGCTTGCTAGCCGTGTCTTAGCTTCTCAAGTACCTAAACAAGAGGACTTACCGGCAGTAAACAGCTTAGGTGATAAGTACTCATTCCAAGTAAAAGCATTAAAAGACATCAACGTGTATAAATATGCAAACTTAACTGGTGTCTTCCGTACCCTAACGAAAGATACAATCTTCTCCGTTTACGGTTACACAGCAGATGGTAAGGCTTATGCGGTTCCTGGTGGCTTTGTATCGGCTAAAGAAGTAGAACCTTTATTCGTTACAATCACTACAGGCGGCTTATCTGAAACAATGGAAGCTGAGTTCCGCGCATTCCTTAAAGAGCAAAAGATCGGATCACAGCTTAACGTTTATGTTACAGGTAACCCAAGCTCTACGATTGAAACGGCTGGAATGGATTTAGTAACAGTTAAGAAGTTTTTAGATCAAAAAGGTTGGTATTATAAGTAATAAGTAGAAGGCACTCCTTACGGGGCGCCTTTTTTTTATTTTCTTATTGACAATCTCTAACATATAGTGTAAATTAGAGATAAGCCAGATAGACGATAACCGTCCTCCCAACGGTGTCTATAGAGCTTTAACCTCCCGTAAAGTATGGTATAATAAAGATAACAAACAACATACATCTTTATAGAAGGAGTCGCTGTTATGGTACCTGAAAAACCTTTGGATTTTAGCAAACTTACAAGTAATGAATTTCCTCTTATTAAGCGGTTAGATCACCAACAAGAGGATATGGTTGTTAAACTGTTTAAGAAGAAACGAGTTATAGTGGACGCTAAGGCAGGTTCAGGTAAAACCACTGTAATGACTCAAGCCATGAAAGCACTCCAAGACAAGAATTACATAAAAACAATTTATTATGTGTTATTCCCAGTTCAAGAGAAGTCTCTAGGATTTATGCCTGGTGGTTTATCGGACAAGATTAAAGAATATGCTGTACCTTTCATAGATGCACTAACAGATGCAGGAGCTAACCCGCAGGAGTTAATTCTCGAGGATATGTGTAACCCGCTTGTTATGGGTGACTTTAAGATCGTACCTCACACTTTCTTACGTGGACGAACTATTAAAGAAGCAGGTATTATTATCGATGAGATTCAAAACGGTACCTTAGACGAGGTAAAAAAGACACTAACTCGTGTAGATGATAGCTGCTATGTGGCTATGACAGGTCATAATGGACAGCAGGATATTAAGAACTCAGGTTTTTCAGCAGTTAAACACCATTTCAAACAGGGTGTAGAGTCCGGGGAGTTCCCAGAAATCGCATTCGCAGAACTTTCTGTAAATTATCGTGGAGCCTTCTCGACGTTCTCTGATAAGCTAGGTGAATTAAAGTAAGGAGGGAAATAAGTGACTATGGATAATGTGACTGAAATTTATTCACAATTCAAACAAGTAGAGAAGCGACTAGAAGCTATTCGTAGCCTATACGGAAAGGCTAAAGAGCTTGAAGAGATTACAGGGGAAAGTGCTGTATTTACCGAAGAGGCTTATAAGCTTCTGGACGCAGCCCGAGAATTTGTAAGGTTAGTCGAAGAGTCAGATACTAACCTAGACCCTGAAAAGACAAAGTTAGAAGGTGTAGACAAGTTCTTTGAGGGTCACGAAGCCACTGAATTTGTCAACAACGCTATCAATGAGGTATATAATTCACAGGGAGTATGTGATAACGCTCCTTGTAAAGCGGAAGATGCGAACTGTTGCCAGAATGAGAAACAAGAGTATGGTGAGAACGAGATCCACGATCACCTTTTCGAAGGGCTATGCTGGTGCGGATTCAAACGTAGGTTAAAGAAGATGGGTTTAACAACATATACTGCCCCTATCTCCGCTTACATGCTTAGTAGTATTGAAGCTACTAAAGATGTAGAAGGTAATTGCTTTATCTGTGATGCCCGGAGGCAGAACCAATCAGCTGTAGACGAGCTTATGAAAGGTAATGAGGTTACGTCAGTGATTCTACGAGCTACTGATCCGATAGAACCTTTTGTTAGGCCAAACCCAGGTTGTAAACTTGTTTGTACGAGAAACCACTGTTCTTGTGAAGACGGATGGTAATAACGATTAAAGCAGTCTCCTAGTGGGCTGCTTTTTTAAAAGAAAGGATGAATAAATATGCGTATTTACCTAGATCTGGAATTTACTGGATTACACCAGCATACCACGTTAATTAGTATCGGTATTAAGGCCGCTAACGGTAAGCGATTCTACGCAGAGAGCACATCTTATGATCCGAGCCAAGTAGACGATTGGATTAAAGATAATGTTATCAATAACTTAGTATTTAGTAGTACAGAGGACTTTGCACAACATTTAGGGGATTATACATATGTGAAAGGCCCTGAAGATAAGATTGCAGACGAGTTAGCTAAATGGTTAACCCAGTTCGATCAAGTAGAGATTTGGAGTGACTGTCTAGCATACGATATGGTGCTGTTTAATGAGCTGTTTGGTGGGGCACTTAATATCCCGAGCAATGTATACTACATTTACTACGATATCTGTACCTTGTTCAAGATGTTTGGTATAGACCCTGATATTAGCCGAGAAGCCTTTATCGATAAACCGATTAAAGGGGCTAAGCATTCAGCACTCTACGATGCAGAAGTTATCGAGGCTTGTTACGATAAACTAGCTCGTAACAAGGACTTATACCCGTTTAAGTTAGAGTTAAACTAAAAAGTTCAGAAAATTTTATAAATCATATTGACAAGCTTTACCACATATACTATACTATGGTTACAGAGGTTGACACAAGGTAAACAACAGCCTCTAAAAAAGGAGGAAACACATTGAGCGTGAACCAACACAATTATATTCTAATCGGAGCTAAAGTAGATCCGAAGGTAGTTACAGAAGAGATTTACGAGAGTGAAGAGTTTGAAATGTTAAACTGGGCCGGTCAGCATAAAGCAGGAGAGCTAGCATACCTCTACGACGCTATGAACAGTGACTACTTTATCGTGGGAGTTCCACTACTCGTAGACCATCACTGTTACAACGGTTTCCCAGTATACGAGCACAATCCAAACGAGTTCGCGCAAGTAATGCTCGCACATAAAGTTAAGGAGCATGTTAAAGAAAAATTCAACCAGGAAGTAGAACCAAAGCTAATTGTTATGACGCATTTTGTATAAGAGGTAAATAAATTAAACTATAAGGAGGGAGTTGATGATGGCTTCCGGAGCGAGAACTAAAACAAAACAAACATTCCTACAGTGTCCTTGTTGCGGTACTGTAACATCGATACACAGAAAGATTGGTAGACTAAAAGAAATGGAACATATTAAGGATCTATGGTGTTATAAGTGCCAGGATACAACAAAACAGATAGAGGTGAAAGAAACAGTATTTGTACCTACTTGGGTTGCGGAATTCCAAGCACAATTTATCATAGACGACGAAGAACAGGAGGGGTTAATGTGAAGATGACGGTATCCTTATCGGAGAAAGAAGTACAGGAGATCATTGAAGAGCATTTGTGTAAAAAGTTCCACAGTGTAGGTGAAGTACATTTAGAGGTAGGTAAACAGTTGAAGGGTCATTATACTGGTGAACATTATGAAGCCGTATTTAAACAGGCGACTTGCGAGGTAGAAGTCTAAAAGGAGGTGTTGTAATGGCGAAGAAAAAGAAGCTAATGTATCCTAGCAGATGCAACAAATGCAATAAAGAGACGGAGCGAGATAAACAAGGTAATTATGAAGTAATTAAGATGGATTGTCCTTGCGGAGGCCGCATTGTAACAGATTTCTCAAAACCATACTATGAATAATACAGACAAGGAGACGATATAATGCATGCAGATTTAATTTATAAGGAATTAGTAGAAAAGATTTTAACAGAAGGAGAGGTAAGAGGAGACCGTACAGGTACCGGCACTATCTCATTATTTGGTGAACAGATGGTATTTGACCTGAAAGAAGGTTTCCCTCTCCTAACTACAAAGAAACTAGCTCTACGAGTTATTTTCGAAGAATTGAAATGGTTCCTATCAGGAAGCACAAACTTAAAAGATTTATTGGATAACAACGTGCATATTTGGACAGACGATGCATATAGATTCTATATAGAAGGCGGTGGACAACTCCCTAAAGGAGAATTCATCGAGATGGTTAAACAAGAAGGGTTCGACATGGGGCCTATCTACGGAAAACAATTCCGCAGCTGGGGCGCTGATTGGGGTGAAACAGTAGACCAAGTAGCTGAGGTCATCAACTCAATCAAGAATGATCCAGAGTCACGTAGACATCTTATTACGATGTACAACCCGAGCGTACTTAAACGTATTACACTTCCACCTTGTCATATGGGCGTACAGTTCTACGTCTCAAAACGAGGATTAAGCTGTAAGATGAATCAGCGTTCAGCGGATATTTTCTTGGGTGAACCTTACAACATGGCGTCTTATGCATTGTTGGTACATTTAATCGCTAAGATGGTTGGATTAGAAGTAGACAAACTAATTATTACTCTAGGTGACAGCCACGCGTACCTTAACCATATCGAACAGCTTAAAGAGCAACTATCAAGAGAGCCAAGACCGATGCCTAAACTTAACATCAAGAAGGTACATAACAACATTGAGGACTATATGTTTGACGACATTGAACTAATCGGTTATGATCCTCACGACGCTATCAAAGGTAAATTATCAGTAGGCTTATAAGTAATATACACAATTTAAGGGGGAACTAAACATGAAAGAATTAAAAATTGCTTTAACAGGAAAAATTAGAAGTGGTAAGTCGTCTATCCAAAAGCATTTAGTAGACAAACATGAGATGACGGCCTTTGCTTTTGGGACAGAGTTAAAGAATGGTTTCCATGCAGAAAATCCGGACATCCCTCGTTACCCTAAACCAGTTACAGGCTATCAAACATACGGAGAAGGTAAACGTATGACAGATGGAGAGAATATTTGGGTAGACAAGTGTTTCGCAGAGATTGACCGTATTCGCACAGCAGCTATTAACTATAACATTGTGGGGTCAGAGAATCCGTTTATGCCTCTGGTTACAGACTTACGCCAGCCGCATGAGTACAAGCGCTTATTAGAAGAGGGCTATATCATTATCCGTGTATCAGCTCCTCTAGAAGTGCGTAAAGAACGTGCTGCAGCTAAAGGTGACAATATTTCGGACGAGAACTTTGCATTTGACACAGAGACTCATGTAGACACATTTGACGTGGATTACGATATCATGAATGACGGTACATTAGAGGAGCTTCTTTGGGAAGTGGATATGGTTATGCTAGCGATCCATGAAAAAAGAAAAGTCTCTAACTTATAAAAAAGTTATTGACAAGCTATAGCTAGTCTGGTAGACTTAGAGTATACCAAGAGAGGAGGTTATAACTTGCATGTATCACTAATAGCAGCAATGGATAAGGAGAGGGGCATTGGTAAAGACAACAGGCTCCTCTGGCATATAAAAGAAGACTTTAACTGGTTTAAGCAGCATACGAAGAACAAAGTAGTCATAATGGGCAGGAACACATATGAGTCTCTACCTAACGGGCCACTTCCGAAACGACTAAACGTAGTCCTTACATCTGATCCAGATTATAAACCGCACCCAGACGTACTCGTAAGAAATAGCCTGTACAAGGTGTTTGTAGAATTTAGAAATGAAATAGAGCTTATGGTTATAGGAGGCGCTACCTTATACAAGCAGTGCCTACCTATCGCTAACCGTATCTACCTTACTGAAATAGACAAAGCTTTCGACGCAGATACATACTTCCCTGAATTTGATACGGAACTATGGAACCGCTACTTCCACCAAGAAGGTACAGAAGATGTTGGTTTCAGCTACAGTTTTAACGTATATAATAAAAAACTAATATGATTCCTAGGGAGGAAAATGATATGTTATACATTCATGATGTTTGGGTTAACTGGTTCGATGGAGCTATTAAAGGTCACGAGGTACCGGAGTTTGAAGCTTGGAGAAAGACAGACAATGTAGAGCTACTAGATCAGTCGCCATTACTATATGTTACAGAAGAGTTGTTCGATTACGTGGAGAACGGAATGGGTAAGATCCCAGAGGAAATGTTAAAGGCTATCCACGAACGAGGTTATATTCGCAAAAACCATGAAAGAATCAAGGTAGACTATATGGCTGTTATGACAGATGGGTTACGCACACTGGTATTCGATACAGATGGTTGGGATTTTCCAGCTAAGAAAAGCCGTTTAATCCCTCGCCAATATCAGTTAGTACTTGAGATGATCGAAGGCAGCGAACCTACAGACTTTGGAGCTACCTTTGTAACAGAAAAAGAAGAGGAAACAGTAGAAGCTAGAATCCTTAACATCACGGACGTACATACGCTAGGTTTAACACGTAGAGAAAGAGAAATGAAAGAAATCTTAATGGACTGCTTGTACCAACTAAGCCAATCAGAAAGTATTGAAGAGGTACGCTACTGGTATACAGAGCTATTCCCTGGATCAATGATTGATATCACAACAGAGAATTGGACAATCGATCAAATGGTATTAGACATGCACGATCACTTATCAGAAGGATGGGATGAGCAGCACGAGGATATCGGCCTTAAGCTGACTAGATACTTCCTTTACGATGAAGAGTGGGCAGAACTGCATGCAGCACGAGTTACTAAAGTAGATAGAAGCACTTCACGATAAGGAGGAGCCGTATGAGTTATGCTGACGATATAATAGATCAATCACTGTACGAAGATGGTCTAAGGCAATGTCGAGACGGCCTAGACACCACAGAGAGTGAAGTTGTCTGGGCTTATTTATACAAACGTCCGTTAGAGTTAGTGTTAAAGGATACGAGAGAGGTGCTAGAGAGCCTCTCCCCAGCTTTAAGAGAAGGGCGACTTCCCGTAACTGCACATAGCATCTTTATTCAAGGTATAGCAGGTAGAAAGCTAACTGATAAGCAAATAAACGCACTAGGGTTGTTTATAACCCGATATGGCGATTAACCCTCTCTAAAAGCTATATTATAGTAGAGTCTTTATACTAGGAGACCTACTATAATATGCAGCAGGGAGAGACGTACAAATGGCATCAGAGTACAGAGAACGAGGACTAAGCAATTATGGCAGCAAATGTGAAATCTGCGGATTTGGTCTTGTAGAGGTTCATCACCTCGATTATCAGGAGCACCAAGCAGTAGAAGACCGGCTTCGCAAGGCAGTTAAAAAGAATCAAGACATTACGGAGTTACTAGCGGAGGCACGTAAGAAAGGTTACCTATTCTGGGACGGCCACCAATTAGAGAAGGATAACAGATCAACTAACCTATCCGTCCTATGTGGTAACTGTCACACGCTGGTACACCGTATTGATTGTGGTTTGAAGCTGTTAAAGGCTTTACCACCTCGTAAATAAGGGTAACTAAAAAAAAGGAGGAAAATTAAAATGGCACAATGTTCACTATGTACTAATACAGGGTATAAACACGTTATCGATATTCAAGGGCAGCACTACGATATTACTGAAAGTGAGGAGCCTATCTACCACTCGATTTCGGATAGCGATAGCTCTTTCGCAGTATGTCATCCTTGCTCAGACAAGATTATGGAGGCTCGAGGTGTTTCGTTCTTACGAGATTATTTGTATAAGAAAGAGAAGCCTGTTAAGGTTCAAAATGGGGTTATGGTCTTTAGTAGTTAGTGTTAAGAATTTTTTAAACAACTTTTAACTGGAAGGAGCTAAAATAGTTTATGTCAGACATTTATAGCAATTACGCAGAATTAGCAGCAAACGAGGTAGAAGGTACAGATTACCTAATCACAGCAGTTAACCGAGGATCATCAGAAGGTAAAGTAATCATTGGGATCCATGGAGGCGGTATCGAGGGAGGTACATCCGAACTAACAAAAGAGTTTGCAGGAAGTGAACACTCTTATTATCTATTTGAAGGAATCAAGTCGTCCGGCAATACCGACCTTCATATTACCAGCACTAACTTCGATGAGCCAAAGGCGCTAGCACTAGTTACATCTAAAGCACATGGCCTATCTTTCCACGGATACTCTGACTCAACAAATAAACATACACTTATTGGCGGAGCAGATCATAATAAAAAATTAGAAGTATATCAAGCTTTAACAGCAGCAGGATTTAGCGCAGAGGTTCTAGGAGAAGATGATCCATTAGCCGGAGCCGATCCCGATAACATTGTAAACCGAGTAACATCTGGCGCAGGTGTCCAGTTAGAGCTTAGTACAGCTCAACGAAAAGCAATGTTTACAGACTTTACCCTTAACGGACGTGAAAGCTCTAAAACAGCTGAGTTCTTCAACTACATAGGGTCTTTACGAAACGCATTCTAATCATAACGTTTATACAATAGGAGGAGAACTAATTATGAAAAAAGGAAACGTATATAGACACTATAAAGGCGGAATTTATACTTACATGGGGATTGCAGTACCACAGACTGAGAATCATGACCAGGCAGATATTACAGGATATACCCTTATAGCTAAACATACGGAAACTGAGAAGATTGTAAATATTACTCGTGCATTGTTCACTCGTGCTTGTATTTCAGACCTGGATCACCCGACTGTATTATATAAAGATACGAAAGATGGGCAGCTATGGGTACGACCAGTAGATGAGTTCTTCGGGTGGGTATTAGAGGATGGTTACCCTACAATCCAACGTTTCAAATTAGTGGAGTCGAAGTAAATGACAACATTCATCATTTGTGCAGTTATTTACTTACTGATCGGGGTAGGGTTAATCATCTGGGCAGTTTGTGTAGACGCTCGTACACTATGGGCGCTACCAATGTTTCCAGTTATTATCTTAGCTTGGCCTTACTTCCTGATAAAGGGGTGGCTAGAATGATTAACTTATACGTAGATGACCTTAGAGACATCCCAAGAGACTTCTCAGGAGCTCGTACCTACGAAGAAGCAATATTACACCTTAAAGCATACCCAATTAACCTTCTCTCCTTGGATCACGATCTAGGGGAGGATGAACAAGGTAACCTCTTACCTACAGGAGATGACGTAGTAAACTGGATCATCGAGTTCGGTGCCACTAAAACACCCTTGATTATCAATAGGATCTATCTACACACAGACAACCCTGTAGGAAGAGAACGTATGTATAAAGCCTTAATCAGGGCGCAGGAACGTGGATTCATCCATAAACGAACTAGTATCCACCATTACCCGATTACGCCAAACAAATACACAGACCCTACTCAACCTTCTTGATTATAGGGAAGTTATATAACATTAGGAATAATTAACCAGTTTCGACATTAAACCCCTATATTGTACTTAGTATCAATACTAGATACTTGGTACAGAGAGGGGTTTTCTTTATGCTCGTTTTTAAAGGGCTCTATAAGGCCGTACAACAGTTCTTCTACCGTTTAAAGGTAAAGTTACTACGATACGTTTTAAACGTCCTTATACGCCTTCTCGTCCGTCTCATAAAGCACAGGAATAAGAGGGAATAATTGAAAGGAGTTAGCCGCTCCTTTCAGGCTATACTATACCTATACCCAGAAAGAGGTGATGGGATGCTTAATAGATGGGCTGCAATGTATATACGTTACTTACTATTAATTAAGCAAGTACGCGGGATGGCTAGAAATGCCTGGGTTAATTTGACGGATAAATAACATGAGAGGGGTGATGAGATGAGTGACAGATGGATCGCAATATTGGTACTACCAATTGCTTTATTCTTATTCGTGCTGCTGATGATACTGCCGGCTTATTGGGGATGGTAAAATATGGAAGTAAGGAATATAGGTTTTGAAAATTTTTCTGGGGATTTTAAGGGGGTCTTAGTGATCCTTGAAAGCGGAAGAAGGTTTCCTATATAAAGCACGGGGTGGGTATAGGAGGTATAGGGGCTCTTGAAAGAGGGCTCCTTTATTTATGTTTAAGATAGGTTTCATTTTAGGTTACGAAAACTTCCGGAAAAATGAGCCCCAGCTAGAGGGGTGGCATAGGAGTCCCTAGGTCTTAGGAGGAAAAAGACCTAGGGGAGGGGTTTGTCGAACGCTGTCTCTAACATTCGACACTCTATTCAACTGTAACCAATCTCTAACATACACACTATCAAATGTCAACGAATATATTTCATAAAAAACTTTTTCATTTGCTTATCAATTCGTTTAAACATATTTTCATTCTCTTTCTTGTAACTCTCTAACCGCTTGCCGTTTGCCTCTAATGCTTTTAAGATCTCATAGCTATCATTCATGTTAACCGCTCCTTTAATATGTTATAGGATACATCTTACTATTAAACTGTATTTTACCTTCTTTTACTTTACGAATTAACCATTTATTATTTTCTCTCCCTGTTGCGTCATTCATAGTAGTGTATTCAACTAATGCCGTATTATCTTCTACCAGGAATATAGTTATCTTGGCCTCGCCTTCTACAGTCCACGTTGTCCAGGTATTGCTGTATGCGTACATATCCTGTGATAACTTAGTGAAATGCTTTTCTTTTAGTTGTTTTAGATTCATTTATAACCGCTCCTTTAATATGTTTTATTAACTATATTCATTGTATCATGTGTGTATGCTTTAAGTCAACATATATATATATATATATATAAAAGAAAAAGGAGAAAGTTTCTCTCCTTATTAATATTCGTAGAAGTCCTCTCTATTCAATCCGTTATACTCATAGTCGTCTAGCCCTTCATATTCCATCTGTGCGGCATAATCCTCCCTAGCGGCCTCTAATAGCTCGCTTATCTCACTCATACGGTATTCTATTAAGTCGGCCTGTTCCTCTGTCCTAGCGTGGTCTAAAGCCGCTTCTAGCCGCTCATACTTATTCTCAAGTGTATCAATTTGAATAGCTAACTCATTTAATAACATTGTCATCCGCTCCTTTAATAAATTTTAAATTCTTCTTTATTAGAGACATAATATTCATCGTTAATATATACCTTTATACAGTTGTCTTCATGGAATAGTTTAAATTCGTCTTCCATCAAGTTTACGCTTACTGTAAAGTAGTAAGGTGAACAGTTAGTAAAAGTGTCTACGCCTTCTATTGTGATATTCATCTTATCCGCTCCTTTATAATTTGTAAGTGTTACCGCTTGTTTCTCCTGTACCTTTTACCGTTGGCTTAATCCATACTTTCTTTCCATTCTTATAGTGGCGATAATGTCCTCTTACATTCCAGGACTCAGTTTTACGTGTATATTCTCGCTTATCCTCTTTACTAAGATCAAACGTATATTTAACCGTGTTCACCTTTATAATTTTAGTCTTTCCACCTTGTTTATGTTTACCTCGCTTTTTAAGCGTCCTAGCGGATCGCTCAGCAACGATTGTGGCCGGCTTATGGTTAATGTATTGGAAGATAGCAAAACACGTTAAAACGGTGTGTACGGCCTGCTCACGTAGATCCTCTTTATTTAATCCGCTAACACTTGTTTTTAAGTTGGTAAAGTCACCGCTAAACGTTTCATTGATTGAAAAGGATAAAACTTCTTTATAATCCGCCTTATCATACTGTTTAAAGAATATGGATTGTTCCGTTACCCTTACATAATAGAGAGAAGTAAAGGAGCGGTTAATAGTGTGACCTCTAAAGGATTCAACATAGATAGGTATTTCTATAAGGCATTCAGTAAAAGGAAAGTCTATACTATCGAATTCTTTATGGTGTTTATCATCCCAGGCCATTATATGAGAGTGTTGCTCCTCTGTTAATATGATCTTATCTAATTTGTTGTATCTATCCATTGTTAGCATGTGTGTAGCTCCTTTTTGTATAGATATGCAGACCGTTTTTAGAAAGTACTTATATATTACAACTTTATGCAAACTAATGTATATTTAATCTATATTACTTGCTCTTAATGATCTGCAAGTATCAACATAATGACAAGCTACATCTTTCTTAAAGCTCTCCATGTCCTTACCGAAATAATTTAAGAAGTCTTGAAAGCTTTCACCGCTTGTAATACCGTACAGTAAATTATAACCGTCCTCTGTTTCTGCGATACCTGTATATAAAGAGATACCTTGTTCAATCGTTCCATGAATACAGTCATTTAATAAATCCTTATATCTATAACCATTTTCAATAAATTCTAACATGTGAACCGCTCCCTTTATTATAAATTATGTTAGCTTAAGCTAACCTTACCAAGGCTTAAAGCCTAACACGCTGTATGAGGCCTCTATTAGCCTCATACAGACGTTTTAAGAGGAAGAGAAGGTATTTACACCTCCTCGCTTATTTCCTCGCTTACAAGGCCATCTATATACTCTAATGTATCCTCCCAAGCATATTGAGTGTCCATGTCCTCATCTGTTTCTTTGTTCCATATTTCGTATGCTTCACTCATAGCACCAAAGCGGATACCGTACCCTTTATACTCTTCATATCCGTCATGCTCTGTAACAGTTTCAAAGAAAGTATAATCATTGTCGAATACTAATAATACTGAGTCTGTATAGTTAGCTCTTACATCACCGTATAAGTGAACTTTAAACTCTACGTAGAAAGAGCCGTCTATAGTACTTGTGTACGTTTGAAAGTTATAATGATTAGATACATTAGCGGCCCAGTTATAAGAGTTATCGCCTTTACCTTCTTCAATGTAACCCAAGTCCACCTGGTGCTCAATATAATCTGATACACTGACCGGAGACATGTTTTCCTCCTCTAGTTCTTCTCTGCGCTCTTCTGCGTCCTCTTCATATTCAAAGCCGTCCTCTATAATGTTGTTATCTACATCAGTAATAATATACGTTTCTTTATCCTCACTTAGTTCTATAATGTAACTAGCAGGTAAAACTGTTTCAGCTTCATAGCCTTTAAAGCCTTCTAGGATCTCAATGATATCAACATAACCTTTATCAACACTTTCACCGATCTTGTGAGGCTGGCCGAATACGCTAACAGTAGCTCCTCTAGTTGCTAATACCTCATTGATTACATTTTGAACAGAATTAGTATTTGTCATTTTAACATTTCCCCTTTAAATTTAATTTGTTTTATTAGCTTATAATTTATTATAGCATTCTTATTTACTGTAAGTCAACAACATTTTAAAAAAAAATTTATAAGTTTCTTTTCTCTATAATACGTGGAAGCTTTATGTCTACAGCATGGTTTAACACACCATGAGCCCGTGCTAAGTCATCCTTATCGTGACCAATATACTCTCCTGAGTATAAAGCTGTTCTAACTAATTCCATTATATCAGACCAATTTAGTCTCCAAGCCTCTAATGTATCTATGCAGCAGACAAGCTCTGATTCATAGCTTACGTTCTTAGCAGCCTGTAATACCTCGCTGCAAGATGTGAATGGAGTGATATAAGTATACATAGTGTTAGTTGCTTTCATTTTAACATTTCCCCTTTAAATGGATTATAGTAGGTTATAGTCTATATTATACACTTTATTTGAATATGTGCAAGACTATTTTAAAATATAGCGGTTTATAAGTAAATAAATGATATTATAACCGTAGCGGCTTGTATGTTATAGTGTGTCTATGATGGCCTGTATGTTATAGCTAGGTTAGGTGGTTAGTTAGTTGAGTAATGAAGTGCCTGACCGTCTGTCTTGTATGGGACAAGCGTCAGAGACGGAAGCCCAGGCAATTGTTTTTACTTTAGCTCATTAAAGTATTTTTATCTGACTAATTTTTGTTTAGCTATACACATGCTTATACCTTATATGTTACTATAGTATAAGCTATGGCCTATCACTATAAAATTAGTATGCATAAACTCTTTTACTTCGTATATAGTAGAGAAAGAATAACTACCGAACTTATCGTGGTTCAAACTAATAACATCTTTCTTGAATGTAACTGTCCAGTTAGTTTCCGTTATCTCTAGTAATGCTCTCATAATAGCATATATTTCTACTTGTTCATTCATTTGTTTATTCCTCTCCTTTTATCTCTATATCATCTATAACCTGTTTCAATATATCTTGTGGTACATCTGTATCGTTCTCTAGTCCTTCTATCGCTTGCTTTAATGAATAGCCTAATGAAACGGCCTCTTCTAATTGTCCTTCTATATAATAATACATAAGTGATTTACTCATTTTGTTTATATCTCCTTTATGACTTCATAGTCAGTCCATATCTCTATAGCATTACTATATTCTGTTGCACCTTGTTGACGTAAACACTTATCTAGTGTAATATGTTCTTCACTATCGGCGGTAACGATGATATAATAACAATTATCATCATAGCTTGCATTATACTGCTCATATTCTTTTTCGTAGTTATCTTTTGCCTGTTGCGGTACGTCTATAGTGCACTCACAACCATATTTATGATTATAGCACTTTAAGCCGACAAGGTATTTTTTCATTTTAACATTTCCCCTTTAAATTTAATTTGTTCTTGCTTTACTAGCTTATAATTTATTATAGCATTCTTATTTACTATAAGTCAACAACATTTTAAAATTTTTTTTAATGGCCTTTTGCGATAAAATAAAAGCCTATGAGCTTACAGGCCCCGACAAGTAAAGTAAGACTTAATAAGGTACAAATAATAGTAGCTATAATTTGTGTTTCAGATAAACCAAGATCAAAACGTTTGATAAGCGCTCTCATGTTATAGCCTCCTTATATAGTATGTATATAGTATGTATATAGTAGGCCGGTTATGCTATGTACTTTCCCGGCCCACCTTATTTATTTTATTCTTCTTCTTCTTCTGCTAGCTCTTCCTCTAGTTCTTCTACGATTTCAGCGGCATAGTCTTCAAGGTCTGAGAAATAACTGTTATTGTCATACTCATCTAAGTTACTGTTAATTCTCATTTCTAATTCGTCCATGTCAATCTGTTCTGATTGTTCCGGTG